TCCTCCGGACATTCCGCTGATCGTGTTGGTTCCGAGCGTCAGACCTGCGCTAGCCAGAATGCCGGCAATGGTCTGATTCCCTGCGGTGATCCCACCCGCCATCTGGGCCATCAAAGTCGACGGGTCGGCGTTGATCCCCATCGACTGCAGCCCTTCCTGCAACCGGGTGTAGACCTCCTGCTGCGAAATCCCGTTGGATTGAGCCGCTAGTTGGAAGCCCTGCTGGGCTCGGGCGTAATCGCCGGCCGATTGTTGGACCTGTCGTCCGAGGGTCTGATTGGCGAAGGCTGCTTGCTGGCCGAGCTGGGTCTGGCCCCGTGTTGCCGCGGTCGTCCCTTGGATCCCTGAAGCAGCTTGCCCCCCGATCAGGTTCTGCAGCTGGTTCTGGTAGTTGACCTGGTTCTCCTGGGCCTGCTGCTGGAACTGCTGCTGCTGGAGTTGGTAGTTCTGGGTACTTCCGGCCTGCTGCAACGCCTGTTGCTGGGCGTTGATGCCGAGGTTCCCGAGGTCATATCCCCCTTGCAGGGCGGCTTCGTCACCTTGGAGTTGCAGTCCGGGACCGACATCTCCGAGCTGCTGTTGATACTGGGCGAACTGGGTGGCGTTGGCGGCTTGAGCGGGCGCTTGCTCAGCGGCCAGGATCCCCATGTACTCACGTTCTTTGTTCCCCGAGGTCAGGTTGCCTTGCAGGGTGGCGGTCCAACTTGGGTCCGTGCCGAAGGTCGAGGCCATCAGACCTCCAGGTCCAGGAACAGCGGGTTGTAGTTCTGCTGACCTGTGGAGAACCAGTTGGCCTGGTCGGTGTAGGTGCGGCTGATGGTCTTCAACTGCTCGACCTGATTGGCGTAGTCGGACTGGAAGTCCTTGCTCCGAGGGTCCGAGTCCTTCCGCAAGGCGCGATAGGCGGCGAAGTTGTAGATGCAGTCCTCCCAGCCGGGCAGGATGTCCAACTCGTCACCTCCGGCCGCGACCGGCGTGATGGCTTGGTAGTAGTAGAGGTTGAGCGTGCCTGCCACATTGGGGACGGGATAGAGCAGCACCTGCAATCCGAGGGTCCCCGGCGTCTTGTCGGTCGGGAACTTCCACAGCGTGTACTGCTCGGGGTAGGCGGAGGGCAGAGTTTTGAGGTTCCCCCACAGGGCGTCCATCTCGTTGTAGCCCCGGAACTCGAGGCTGTAGGTGTAGCTGGTGTTGTTGTTCGGGACGAACTCCAGGCGGTACAAACGAAGCAGATCGCTTGGTGCGACGTAGGCCTGCTGGGCCACGACGGCGGTGATGTTGGCGATAGCTCTTTTCCACTCGGCTTGTCGCTGGACTTCCTGGCAGCCCTGGTTCAGCCAGGTGGTCAGTTCGCTGTCGGCCCAGTACTGAGCCACCGGCTCGTCGATCAGGGACCGGACGTTGGTGATGCCTACGGTCAGGGTATCCGGCACGATTCAATCCTAGTTAGACCGAGACACCGATAGTGGGTTGCTTGGCCACCTGCTTCCAGCCCAGCGAGACACTGTGCAGATTGGGAGCGGCCCCGCCATTCCCGAGAGCCGTGATGCGGATGGTGATGTCCTCGCCCGTGAACGGCGTCCCCCCCGCTGAAGCCGCGCCGATGGGCATCCGGATCATGTTGGGCGGCCCGGTCGAGATCTCCCCGCCGAGGGTCGTCACCGATCCGACCACGGTCCCGAGATGGAGCACTTGCGTCTGGATGGTGGCATTGGTGTTGCCGCTGTTGATCGAGGCCCGGATGACCACCTCCCGCAGTTGCACGGAGCGGTTGGTGGTCAGCCTTATGGGCAGTGATTGCCAGATCCAACTGGTGGCCGGCGTGGCCGGGTCGAAGCGGTGGAGGAACGTCCGGGAGGTGTTACCCACGAAGCTGAACTGGGCCGCGTACATGAAGTTGCCGTTCGGGTTCTGGATCCAGAACAGGTTGGCTCCGCCGTTGCTTGCTAGGGGGAAGAAGCGCCACCAGCTGTTGGTCCTCGTGTCGAACAGCATGTTGTTGGAGGTGTAGATCTTGTCCCCGATGGGCATCACGTAGTACCCGTAGTTGTTGCCGATGAAGCTGGTGTTGAACTCGAAGGGCAGGAAGAAGTTGTCGTCCAGGTGCTGCGAAATCTTCTGCGAAGTGTTGGATCCGTTCCAGGTCCAGAAGCCGTTGTCGAGCGAGCCGTAGCACCAGCCGATCGGGGTGGACGCCCCTCGCCCGAAGAAGTTGCCCGTGCTCGTCACGCCGGGCAGGATGTTCGTGCTCGGATTGGTGCCGATGTCCCCGGTCAGAATCAGTCCCCCGGCCCGATGCTTGACCAGAAAGAGTTCACCTGTCGACTGTGATCCGGCTCCCCCGTAGCCGTAGGGGTTCTCGAAGAACAGGACGTCCTGCTGATTGCCGAGGGTGGTCGAACCGGGCGGGTCGGTGAAGTTGATGTTCTCGTTGGTAAAAAACGTCGTGCCCCCGGGCCAGGTGTAGTTCGTTGCCGCCAGTATGAACACCCGGTCCTCGTGGACGAACAGCTGCCCCGCCACAGAAGTCTGGCTGCCTGGAGAGCCGCTGATCATCGTCCCTGCGACGTAGGAGGACGGAGTCGTTGGATTGGGGTACATATAGACCTGCGACGTCCCTGCGGGCTGCTCAGGGGGGCCTGAGGGGAAGACGATGGTGGGCAGGAAGGGCGGGGTTATTCCTGAAGCCGCCAGCCTGGTCATCTCGGGGTAGGGCGAGCCGAAGAACCCCGTGGCGGTTGGGCCGGTCACCAGGACGATCTGGTTGGACACCAGCGTCTCGAGGATGAGGCTGATGGCTTGATAGCTGTGGGTGGTGCCATCGTCGTAGCAGGTGATGATCACCGCTTCGGTGTTGCCGGTAGCCAACTCGTCGTGGATCAGGAGTCCGGTGACGAAGGTGGGTCCTCCAGTGGCGTTGATATTGGCCGGGAAGATGTAGGTGGCGGTCCTCCCCGGGAGGGGGCCGAGTCCTCCACTCGGCAGCGCGATGCAGTTGGTCGAGAAGTTGACATCGCCTGCGCCCTTCGGGGCGGGGACGTTCGGCGTCGAACCACTGATCGACGAGTAGTCATACAGACCGGCGGAGAAGTCCGCGAGGTCCAGCCACTGGAGGTCTTGTTCAGGCTCGACGCCTCTCGTCTCGGGCATCAGTGCTCATTCAACAGGACGACGATCAGGTCGCGGATGGCGGTGTGGAAGCCCACGAGCCCTTCGTACTCGATGATCTCGCCTTGGGTGAGGGCCGTCGCCATCTCGGCATCCATCCTGCGCTCTGCGACACTCTTGCCTTGGGAGTCGGAGTAGGCCTGGAGGAAGTTGACGTGGCGGTCCTTCTTGATATCGGCCAAGGCGTGGGTCCAGGTGGACAGTTCCTTGGTCACCCGCTCCAGGCTCTGGCGAAGCTCGTCCGCGCCCATCGAGGCGTAGTCGTGCTCGTCGCGCATTACCGAGCGCCCGCGTCCACCTCAGCATCGTCCGACCCCGAGATGCGGTTCAGCTCGGACTTCATCTCGTCCAGTCGCCGCTCCAGGTACTGACGGTAGGCGACCTCGTCGGTCAGCTCTTCGACCGAGGTGTTGACCACCGGGTAGACATTCTCTCCCGAGCGGTCGAAGCAGGCCGGGATGACCGGGTCCCCGTTCTCGGTCTGGATCGACACCGGATGGGGGACGACCTTGGGTTCGCCGTAGTGGGCCGAGCCGCGGTCGTAGTCGGGAGACAGCAAGGTGTCGACGTCGGTGCAGTAGGAGCCGTACAGAACTCCTAAGCGGCGGATCTCCTCCTCCCGCTTGTTGACCACGCCGGCCGGTTGGCCGTTCGGGATGCCCGAGTCACGGAACCGGGTGTAGACCTGCGGCCGACAGCGCGGATCCCCCCACCACACCCTGATCACCTCGAACGGCACAAGGGCAGTCTTGCCTGGCGGCACGACGTACTGCTTGTAGGTGAGCGTGGCCGGGATGACCAGGTCCCTGTCCTTGGAGTCGTTCCGCAGACGGAAGATGTCCCCCGTGTCGATGGCGACCGCCATCAGGTCTTCTCGATCATCGCCCAGACGAGGGCCGTCCCCGAGGAGATGGTGACGGCCTGGAGGGCGGTCCCGATGGTCTTGGAGGCGACCGGCGAGGCGTTGGTCTTGGCCGCACCCGCCGTGGCCGCACTCTGGATCAAGGGGAGCGCGGCGGTGGTGGTGGCGTCGCAGAGGATCTGGGCGATGCCTTTCCACAGGATCGTGGCTACCTTGCCGGAGACCACCGAGGTAGAGGCGTTGGCGCTCAGGTTGGTCGAACCGCCGACCACGATGCCGGCCAGCAGGAAGTCGGCCGTGGTGCTCGAGGGCTGGACGTTGACCAAGGTAGGCGTCGCGCCGGTGCCGGGTCCGGTGTACGGGCTGACGAACTCCATGAGCGTCCCGACCGGCGTCGGGCCGGTGACCGTCGACAGGATCTCGTACTGGGAGTGGTAGTTGCCGTAGTTGCCGACGTCGAAGTAGCCCGCGCCGGTCGGGTTGGGCAGGACGCCGATGGTCATCTCGGCCTTGATCTGAGCCGCTTGATCGGCCCAGTACTCGATCTCCGAGTCGAAGTAGTGGCGTGCCATGGTGTTCCTTTCAGGCCGTGAGGGCGGTGAATGCGCCCTGGCGGGCGACGTCTGAGCAGGACAGGTTGCCGGCCCACACGCACAGGCTGGTCATGGCGTCCTGGTTCGGAGGCTTGACGAAGTCCTGCACGTAGAAGTTGGCCTTGTCGTTGACGATCAGCTCGAGGTAGTTCTCGTTGAGGAAGGCCAAGCCGTTACTGGGCGCGTGGTCGTCCTGGAGCCAGGGGACGTTGTTGAACACCTGGTTGGTGAACCCCGCCTGCGCCAACTGTGTCTCCTGTCCCCCGGGCTGCTGGGGGAACTGCTGCTGGGCCAAGTTGAGGTTCCAGTAGCGGGAGTAGTTGTTCTTGTCGCCAACAATCAAGGTAGGAACTTGCCCACCGGACTGGGTGTTGACCCACAGGCTGTTGAGCTTGGCCAGCGTCATCGTTGCGGTGGTCGCGTCGATCTGGGCCTGCCACCAGCTGTTGGAACTCTGGCTGATGCCGCCGTAGGTGTTCGACGTCGACAGGAACTCGTAGATGCCGTCGATGGCTTGGGTGTTGGTGCCGTTACTGAACACGCCGTAGCCGAGCAGATCGGCCAGTTGCATCTCCACCTGCTTGAACTGGGTGGCCAGATAATCGGCCACCTTGAGCGGAGAGTCGGCCTGGAGCTGGGTCAGGCCGTCCACGGTCACGTTGCCGTAGGCCTGCTTCCAGGCGAACACCGAGTTCTGGATGGTGTCGGACTGCGGCACCGAAAGAGTTTGCGGGCCGGTGTACCAACCGCCACCGCTCATCGGGGTCCACATGAGCGGTTGCTCGATCTGGAACCCGCCCTTCTCGATGATCTTGTTCATCCGGTTGAGACGGAAGAACAGGACGTTGGATCCGTAGACGTTGTCCACGATCACATCCCGGATGATCCGTCTCGACAGGGCGGTGACGGTGGTCGTACCGATTGCAGTTACCATTTCAACCTCTCTGGGTTATGAGCCATTCTCTATGGCCTCGGCAAGACGCTTGGCCACCTCGTTCCAGGAAGCGGGAGCCTTCTTCGGGGCCGGGCGGCGTGAGGCTCCGCCCGTTCCCCCGCTGAGCGCCGCTTGGTCCCGCATCCGCTTCTTGTCCTTGGCTTCCTGGTCTTCGACGGTCTTCCTGGTGCCGAGCACCTTATCCCGCGTGGCCGGATCAGTCAGGGATCCGATCTCGAGTGCTCTCGTGAGTCCTTCGACCGGATCGCCGGGGAAGTTGTTCATGACACCGGGGATGTTGACGTTGGCCGAGGTGTGGTTGCGGATGTTGGCGATGTCCTGATCGTCAAGGTCGGGGTGCGCCACCTTGAACCGATCGACGGCTTGGGAGATCTCGGAAGCGATGCGGGCCTGGTTGGCCTGCTCGGCCGTCTGTTGGACCTGCTGCTGGACGGGGTCGATCCGCTGGCTGATCTTCTCGAGCTGCTTCCAGAGGCCGATGGCCGTCTGGTCGTCGGGGTCTATGAACTCGGGGAGGGCGGGTTCTGCTGGAGCCGCTTCACCACTTCCTGCCGGGACGGAATCGGGGGCATCTCCGGAAAGAACCTTGTTGACCTTGGCCGCGAGATCTGGATTATTGATGAGGAGTTGTCGGAGGTGGAGGATGCCTCGGGCTTCGGTCTCGTCGAGGCCGGCGAGTACGCTGGATGGGCTCGGAGGAGCAGTGTCGGTGAAGGGTGGGGTATCGGCATCTGGCTCGACGTCGACAGCATCGTCGCCAGTGTCATCAGACTCTCCGACCGTTGGGTCAGGATCCCCAGCAGGAACCTCTCCATCGTCTGGTTCATCCGTCTCCTCGGTGGCGAGTCCGTCCACGCGTCCGTTGGCGGTGTAGGTGAAGCCGTCGTCCAAGAGCTGGTTGATGAGGGTGTCGTCCTCGGTGGCGTCGTCGGCCATTACTGCCCTGCGCTCTCAGCCAGGACCCGCCGCATCTCGTCGGGGTTGGGGGTCATGGGCTTGGTGACCCCACCGGGCTGGGTGGGGGCCTCGGGCGCGCCCATGGACGGCATCTCCTGGTTCGGTGCGCCGCCCCCGGGTGGACCACCTGGAACCCCCGCTCCAGTGATACCGGGCGGAGGGGCAGCACCGCCCGGCGAGGAGGGCCCACCCGGGGCGGCTGCGGCTCCTGGTGGTCCTCCAGGAGGCTGGGGTGTCGGGCGGTGAATCCGCAGCAACACAGCGTCTTGCAGTTTCTTGAGCCAGTCCATGTCCGCATCCGGGGTGGCCATGATGACGGCGATATCAGGCAAGAGGGCCTGGAGCCCTTCCATCATGGAACCCGGGATGTCGGACTTGGGGGCCATCTACGGATTGACGTCGACGGGCTTCTTGTCGACCGCGGGGGCCTGGGCCAGATACTCGGAGCCGTGACGGCCCGCGGTCTGTCCCTGCATCTTCACGTTGGTCTTGCCGACCTTCGTGCCCTGACTGGTGGGCTGATCTGCCATTCGTTTCTCCTCTGATTGGGTGGTGAGGGGGGAAGCGGCCCCCCCTCACCGATGACGGTTACTTCCGGCCGTGCCGGCGACCGCCCTTATGTCCACGACGAGCCATGCTCCCACCTCCTTTGCGATCCGGATGCCGCCTGGCATTCGAGAGCGAGGCCGCAATGGCCTGCTTCTGCGGATACCCGCTGTGCATCATTTCGCTGATGTTTGATGACACTGTGGATCGGGACGATCCCGACTTCAGTGGCACGTCTAGGTGTCTTCCTTCTCCCAGAGATCGCAGACGTGGTCTGGATCCACGGTTCCCTTGACCAACTGGCAGGAGCTGTCCTCGTTCATGTAAGTGCAGTTCCCGCAGTTCTCGGCCGGTATATCGAACTCCCGGTAGTTGGCGTCTGGCTTGGTGGTCTGTTGCGGCTGCAGCGCATTGATGTAGATGCTGACATCCACTTACCGGACACTGCCCTTGCGCTTACTGCGCTTCCCGCCTTTGCGGGCTCCGGGGTGACCCCCGGCTTTGTGTCCCGGGTTGACGGCAGGCGGAATCTTCATCGACGTCCCTTCCTCATTGATCGTCTGCCCTTCGGCTTCTTCCGGCCTCCGGGAACCTTGGTGATGATGTCGGAGAAACCGGCGTGCTTCTTCACCGCCGTCCGCCCCGCTTCATCTGACGCTTTCCGACTCGCTGTTGCTGCGGACGAGCGGGTGGCTTGGCCGCTCCACTACCGCCTCCGGCGAGAGGCGAGACGTTGAAACCACCGATCAGTTGTCCGGCCATCAGTGCTCCTCCTCGTCGAAGAACCAACCCTCGTGCTCGTAGGGGTCGTCGATCTCGTGGGTGGTGTAACAGCCCATCTCACCCCGCTTGGAGCGGACCTTAGGGATGTAGCCGCCCATGCCCTGGGGCTTCACCCGGGCTCCGGTAGTGGTGATTGCCGGCTTGCCATTCTCTGCGTATCCCCCAGCCATGAATGCCATCCTTGTTGTTCGCGGCTTTGAAAGCAAGCACCGTTAAAAACCAACCGACTGGTCGGTCAGGCTTGAGCTACACCCTTCGGGCTCCGCCTGCCCGACCAGGCTCTACCGATAGGTCCCCCGAGCACCCTCAGGCCTTTCTCAGCCCTGCATCCTCCGCAGTGCGCCGTGGTCAGAAGCGCGCTTGACCAGGCCCTCCTCTGACGAGAGTTAACACCCGCGATGAGCGGGGGACCGTGGCTCTCACACCTATCCCGCGGGTTACCGGATAGTGGCGATAACCTGTGATCCTCGCTCCCTGGGTGTAGTTACAGTCCCCTTACGGCGCGGGATAGTGCGGCGATCCCCCGGCTTGTCTGGCTGGGGGATCCTCGCGTACTCAGTTGTTCAGTGAGGGTGTCCCGTGCCGGGTCCTTTCGGTTGTCCCTTGCCGCCCTTGCCACTCGCTGCTTGGGCCGCCGCGGCCGCCGCCGCTTTCTCCTGCATGCGTTGTATCACAGCATCCCGGTCGGGGACTTGATGGATGGCGAGGACATAGTCCTGGTCGACCGCGCCCATGTGGAACAGCGCGTCGGCTTCCGCGATCCGGGCCTGTCGGGAGGTCGGACGATCCGAGCCGGCCCCGACGTTGAGCGAGAACACCAGGGGGGTCATGTCATACTTGCCGGTCTTCTGATCGCGGCTTGGGGAGTAAAAATGCCGGGAGGCGAGCAGCAGCGAAGTGGTCGTGCCTTTGTCCCCGACTATTGCCACCACGCGAGGGGTGGTGTAGTTCTGGGCGATGAGGTGACAGAGCAAGGTTCCTGTTACCGCTAGAGCAGTCTCGAGGTTGCGCTGTGAGAGCCTGATGCTAACGAAACCTGCCTCTTGCGCCGACTGCATGGTCTGCGCGGCCTGTCGTCCCGTGCCGAGCGCCCCCTTCTGGGCTGCGTTCAATCCCGAGATGTTCTCCATGATCTGACGCCAGAGATTGATGAGCGTCATCACGTCCCCGGACATGGAGGGGGGATTGAGCCACTGAGGCTTCGCTCCCTGCGTGTTGGCCACCGAGGCGTCCATGGTCAGCCGCAGGCCGGCTCGGTTTACGACTTGGGTCCTCGGGAGCCCCGAGTTAGCCACATCCATAAAAATCGGGTTCCCGGCCAGTTCCGCATTGGACTGCATTGCTGCGAGTAGACGATCGATGGCAAC